TGCGGTGTTTGAGGTGTATAAAGACCTAAAGCCAATAGCTACGTTAGATGCACCAGAAGTGATTCCGTACCCAGCATCTCTACCAAGTGCAGTGTTCTCACCGCCTGTGGTGTCTACTAAAGCAAAATAACCGACTGCTGTGTTGTTGCTTGATGTGGTGTTGTTTGCTAAAGAACTACGACCTAGTGCAGTATTACGAGTGCCTGTAGTATTTTGTGTTAGCGAACCCCAACCTAAAGCAATGTTATCACTCGCTGTAGTGCTGTCTTCCAAAGCCCTCACACCAACGGCTGTGTTGTAAGAACCTGTGGTGTTTGCTAATAAAGCACTCTGACCCATAGCAACATTACTAGCACCAGTTGTATTCTGCCTACCTGAACCGTCACCAACGAAAGTATTTCCAACCCCAGTTGTTGTTAGCTTCCCTGAGTCTGTACCAATAAATGTAGATGAGTTTCCTGTGGTATGGGACAAACCTGCGTTAGTACCCACAGCAGTCATGTTTTCGCCTGTGGTGTTTGCGTTTAAAGAAGCGTAACCAACTGCTGTGTTGTTAGCGGCTGTGGTGTTTGCGTATAAAGACTTATAGCCAATAGCTGTGTTGTTAGAGGCTGTGGTGTTAGCAGTCATAGCTTCTGTACCCACAACTACATTATTAGAACCTGTAGTGTTAGTAATAAATGACCCTTGCCCCACAGAGACATTCTTAGTTCCTGTAGTGTTAGCAGCCTGAGAAAAGTCACCAAGAGCAGTGTTATGTGTGCCTGTAGTATTTGCCCCTAATGAATTATAACCGAAGGCTGAGTTGTAATTGCCTTCTGTGTTGGCATCCCCTGCTAATGCGCCCACTGCGGTGTTACGTGTGCCTGTGGTGTTTGCTCGCAAAGCATCTTTACCAACTGCTGTGTTGTAAGATGCTGTGGTATTAAATCTTAAAGTGCTGTTACCTAAAGCAGTATTGAAAGAACCAGTAGTGTTGGTATCTAGTGATTTATAGCCGCTAGATACGTTTTCTTGACCTGTGGTGTTTGACCCTAAAGACGAAAAGCCTGTTGCCGTATTGTAAGAGCCAGTACTAATCGCATCACCTGCAAGACCACCGATGAGGGTATTTTCAACGCCTGTGGTGACATTGCCTCCTGCGCCAAAGCCTACGGCTGTGTTGTAAGAAGTTGTGGCTGAAGTAAAGTTTTGTTCCGCTAAAGCGTTATAGCCTATAGCCGTGCTTCTAAGTCCTAAAGTATCTGTGCTTAACGCGCCATAGCCAACAGCGGTGTTGTAATCAGCATCAGTCAGAGCATCGCCTGCAAGACCACCGATGAGGGTGTTTCTAACGCCTGTGGTTACTGCGACACCTGCGTTAGCTCCGACCGCAACATTGTAGGCGCTAGTAGCACTTGTAAAGTTCTGTGCGTTTAATGCTTGATGTCCTACCGCTACACTTCTGCTTCCCAATGTATCGTTTCTAAGCGCGTATGCACCCAAAGCAGTGTTTGCAGTGCCCTCTGTATTAGCACTTAAAGAACTAAAACCAAATGCGGCTGATTCATCACCCGTAGTAATCGCAGTACCTGCTTCATCGCCCACGACAGTATTATAATTACCACCGCTTACAATGCTGTTACCTGCGTTGACACCGAATCGGACGTTAGAGGTTCCTGCGGTTAACGTAGTAAGGTCGTCGCCAGCACTCATTACGATACCTGTACCGCCAGTGGTGTTCCCTTGAGCAAGGACTTCAGCAAGCGTGTCGAAAGAACCTACTTGAGCATCTACATACGCCTTAATAGATTGCTGTGTAGCTAGAGATGTGGCGCTATCTGACGCCATGTTGTCTTCGTCAAGTACCGCTGTAACAGTAGTGCTAGTACCTAGCTGTAAAGAAGTAGTGCTAGTTACCGCTTCGACTACGTTAGTTCCATCACAGAACAAAAACATAGTACGTCCATTAGGGACAAGGATTCCGGTACCACTAGCGGTTTTTAAGGTTACGTTCTGTCCTGCGGCGTTTTTAGCTATGTATATCTTAGACAAGGCTGGGCATACAACTGTACCCGCACCGGACAACTGAGTCCCTGTGTCTGTAAACTCTAGCATTGCACACCTAGATTCGGAGGTAGTGCCGTTTGCTGTGGTTAACGTATGAGAGTTACCAGACCACGAGTTAATTACCGCACGGCCTGCTATAGCCTGCTCTACCATAGAGGTTATATTGTCATTTACTACATCCCCCCAAGTACCGCTGAGTTCGCCTTGAACTGGAAGGGCAAGTTTTAATATCGAAGTATATTGCGTTGTCATTTATCTGGCCTCATGCGGCTATATTGTCCCAATCTGGGTCTTGTGTGGTTGTTACGTCGCTCCATGTAGGAGTCTGACTGTCGTTTATGGTTTGCCAATTAGGGTCTTGGTTGTCATCGACTTCCCCCCAAATATGCACTATTCCTATGTATCCTACCGCAGATACACCAATTACGGAAACATCTGCTTCAGAATCTGTAGTAACCGTACCTACTTCTGCTAGTGCTGATACTCCAGTAGGGAGTACAGTTATACCAAATACTACATTAACTGCGCCTATAGCTCCATCGGCTTCTACACCTGTTACTGTTAGGTTTGCTTCAGCATCTACTGTTAAGGTACCTACAGCTCCGGCAGCTTCTACGCCTGCGGCGGCTACATCTGCTTCAGCATCTACTGTTAAGGTACCTACAGCGCCGTCTGCTTCTACGCCTGTAGCGAGGGCGGTTGCTTCAGCATCTACTGTTAAGGTACCTACAGCTCCATCAGCTTCTACACCTGTTACCGCTATATCGGCTTCAGCATCTACTGTTAGTGTACCTACAGCTCCGTCAGCTTCTACACCTGTTACTGTTAGGTTTGCTTCAGCATCTACTGTTAAGGTACCTACAGCGCCGTCAGCTTCTACACCTGTTACTGTCAGGTTTGCTATACCCGTTGCAGTTAGTGTACCTACAGCTCCATCCGCTTCTACACCTGTTACTGCTATATCGGCTTCAGCGTCTACACTAACTGTACCAACTGCGGCGGCTCCAGCAACGCTGGTAACCATTACATCTGATTCAGCGTCAATCGTAGCGGTGCCAATACCTCCAGCAGCGTCAACTCCAGTTACAGGAGTATTTGCTTCAGCGTCAACTGCTACAGAGCCTACCGCTGCTTCTGCGGCAATTCCGTCAACCGATACTATAGTTAGGTCGGTGCCCCAAGCCGTTTGGCCCCAAGCACCGCTGCCCCAACCTACGTATTCAACAGAAGACGGCATATAGCTACCTTATGGAGTAGCGATACGTACGATGGCGTTTGTAGCGTCTGCTGCGGGGAACTGTACAGTAAAGTCACCGGCTGTGGAGGTCTTGTCTCCGCCGAAGTCTAACACCGCAACCGCTGGATCGCCGCCACCTGACTTGTATATTAGAGCGCCGCGAGCGGTGATAGTAGCGTCAGTCCACGTAGTATCTGCAAAGTCTAAAAATGCTGTGGTACCAGACGATGCGGGGTTAGCAGAAATAGTAAGTGTATTTCCTCCCGCAGTATAGTTTGTACCCGACACTTCGTTAGTAGCAGAGTACGCAGTAGTAGCGGCACTTAAAGTGGCACTAGACGTGTACAGCGCGATTTTAAAAGTTTGTGATGTGTCACTACTAAAATCCATCTCTCCATCTAACAGAGCGACTTTAAAAGAAGTACACATTGCTTGTGTTATTGCCATTTTTTAGTTCCTCAACTAACTGATGTTCTGAATTGTCCAGAACGATATGTATCTTCACGTAACTTACCGTCACCAAGATTCTTTAACTGCTGCATAGCTAACAAGTACATATTAGTGTAGTTAGCTATAATGTCTTGCTCACCTTTCATAAACCTTATTGCCTCTACCAATGCGCCATTTAATAGCGCAGAGTCAAACTCTTCTCCCAGCCATGTAGTGCCCGCTGTAACTATAGACTGCGGGTAATATCCATAGTGAAGCTCCATACTATACGCAGCGTCAGGGGTTGGCCCCACTATAAAAGAGTCGTCATCAAAGTACGCGTAGTGTTTTGGTAGCCCAGTGCCTGTGTTATTGGGGTAGGCTTCACGTATGAAATTAACGTCTTTATTCAGAAGGAACGTATAATTACCGCTACCGTCTATAACTGCCAAAGAGTACGACCACAGAAAGTCAGAGGGCATACCTAGATACTGATTACCATTAGATAGCGTACCTGTAACATTCTTACGCAACGCGGGTATCTGAACTGAGTTATATATCTTCTGCTCTGCCTGCTGCGTAAACATAGCGAGTTGGTCATCTGTGAACGTGTTCTCACAAATGTCTTGGATATTAGCTTTCAGTTCGGTGTAATTCATAGTTTATGCCATGGGGCCGCGAGCCATAGTGCCTTTTGTTGCTGCGCCAGTGCCGCGCACTTTGATGCCGGAAGTCTTAACGTCCTTCATACAGGGCTTACAGCCGCTAGAGTAGGACTGCACGCCTTTGGCTTTAATTACTTTTACTTCTTTCATTATCTCGTTCCTATTAAGTTATTACTGTAACTTGCCCTATATTACCAGCTATTGTTAACGTATTGGGGGTTAAATTATAGGGGTCAAACCCTCCGCCTACGGGGTTCCAACCCCACTGGGTATCTCTACTGCTGTAATCTCCTGACTCACCTAAACTAGTATCAGGCCGTGGATCACGCAATGCTTGGGGATCGTGTACTGGAAATTCCCCTAATCTGTTCTGTGGTTGGTCTTCATTCCAACACTCAGGACAGGCTTTTATGTTAGTGTCTCTATTCTTTACGACTAAGCTCTTTAATTCCTTTAATTTGTATTGAAATCCACATACATCGCAATAAGCAATGGCTTTATTACTGGAAGCAAACTGGTTAGCCATGTCTATACGTACCCTATACGAGGAGTAAACCTAGCCGAGGTCTTCTCCCTATCTTCTCCTGCGGCCATCTCAAACTGCTCGTCATACACAGCTTTTAACAAAGGCACTCGCTCAGTCATTTCAGGTAGCTTCATAGCTATATAGTAAGCTAACCCCGCTACTAAACACGGGAAAAACCTAAAGTTCATATCTGAAGTCTGTATACCACTACCCGCGTCTTCAATCCTACGCATACGCCAATAGTATAAAACATAATCGTTGTTGTCAGGTATAGGCCACATATTAACTTTAGGAGCGTCGCGTAAACGCTCAATGTACATCTGTATGGGCCTACCTTGTGTTAACTTGTTAGGGATAGACGCGTAGGTACTTACACTAATACGACTTAGGGTAAGATCAGACTGTGTTGCCGCGTTGCCACTACCTGTGCGTATCTGCTGTTCTAATAGGTCTATAGTGTCTGCGGGCAAGTCATACTGGGTCTGCCCTTTAACTAAGTTAATAGTGCCACTATCTATAGTCCACATGTTAATGCCGCGGTTCTGCCACTCAATAGTCAGCAAGTTCATAGATCGGCGGGCGGTACGGAGGTCATACCCAGAGCGCATCTCACGTCCTGCACGTTCAAACGCTTCTTCAGCGATCTCAGTGAAGTCCATGTTAAACGCTGTAGTTCCTGATGTAGCCATTATTTACCCCACCCTGTCTTAGCTTTGACCTTAGCCTTACTAGATAAGTCGCCATAGTGATACAGTTTTTTAGACGTATTTGACATAGTTTTACCAGTCATAAGGGTTCCGTCAGAGTGCTTATGCATACCGCCCTTATGTTCTTTGCCGTCTTTGAAGTAATGCTTAACGCCCATACCCATTATTTCTTTCTCCGCTTGGTAGCTGATACTCGTCTAGGCTTACCTGCTGGCTGCCCTAGTCTTTTCTTCTCAGCTACCTTCTTTTTCTTCTCGGCGCTAGACATCTCACCAGAGGTCTTAGGAGTCTTCTCAGATACCCGTTTGCTGGGACGGCAGTATGGAGTACCGCGACCGTCTCCTTTCTTCCGACCACAAGCCTTGCCAGTGCGTACGTCTTTCCAGTCCTCTTTGAACCAACGCTTTAACGAAGCACCTTTTTCTGTCTTGCGTATCTTACCACCAGACTTATAGTACGCCCGCATTACTTACCAGCCTTTTTCTTCCGGCACTTAGCGATGGCTCCCGACGCGTAAGCAGACGGGAACACTTTATACTGCTTCTTTACCTTCTTATAGCACGCGTCTTTTACAGTACCGCCTTCCTTGTACCCACACGCGCTAGGTTTTTTGCGGTAATAATTACGCATTATCGCATCTTACAGGCACGTACACCTTTTTTAGCCATACCTGCGCCACGAACCTTACCGCCTTTCTTCATCATAGGCATAGCAGCTCCACCATCCATAGGCTTACGTTTCTTTTCTTCCTTTTTAGACTTTAAAAATTTTATTTGTTGAGCAGCTTGCTTATCAGTTAAAGGCATGTTGCCTGCACCTTGGACAGGTTTAGGGGAGCTATTTCGTAATTTACTTTCGTCTACCGACTTGTTTTCTTTTTCTCTTTCAGCCGCTAACATCTTCATGTAATCACTTTCTGACATATTCTTTGGCTTTTTAACTCCACCACCGTCCTTGTACGCCTTAGCCATTCCACCAGCTTTCATCTTGCCCTTGCCGTCAGCCGCATAGTCGGGAACCATCTTACCGTCTTTCCCCTTGACCATGTTTAGCTTTCCGCCTTTACTCATCATTTGTTTTGACATAGAACTTCTGTTCATTTCACTCACCATTTTGATTTATTTGCCCAATATGCCGCAGACATCTTGCCTTTAGCGATATTTTTACCGTGACGGGCTTTAAAAGATTTACGTTTGGCTTTCATCTTGGCGGACTCACCCTTTTTAGGCTTGCCCGCTGTAGATGCGCCTTGTTCACCGTAGCGTATTATTTTCTCTTTGCCATTCTCACATGCTTTAACTATGTGAGATTTCTTAGCGTGCGAGGGAGTCCGACGTGGCTTGTTGCACGCCATAGCCTTTTTATCGACTTTACCGCCGGACTTGTAATATCTACGCACGTTAACTATGAAACACTGTAATAGCGTCGATATTGG